ACCCGGTCCTCGACGCCGTGCGTGGTCATCTGCTGAACACCTTGAGCGTCAGCCAGATACCGATTGTCCAGCCAAGGATGCCCAGCAGCGTGCACCAGAACAGCGTGCGCTTGGTCATCCGAAGCTCATCTCGAGCGCGCGCTCATCCTGAACGGGCTGCGCTTCGGCACACAGCCCGTACCTGAGCGCGTCGACCTCGTCGTCGGGCGTACGCTGGTGGCCGACCTTGTCGGCGACGTCCTCGGGGTCGAGCGCGTCCATGACCATCGCTGGCAGGTTGCGCATCAGATTCGGGCAGCGGCTACCCATGATCCTGAGCCGCGGGAGGTCCTCGAGCTCGACGCCGCGCTGCTCGGCGATCTGCGTCCCGTGCGCCAGCGCTCTGCGCACGATGGCCCAGCCCTGGCGGCGGTTGTTCATGCCGGCCACAATGCCGCCCTGACTAAGCGCCTGAACGCCCTTGTCGGCGTACACCCAGGCAATGCTTGGCCGATTCTGCTCGCCACGTTGGTTGAACATCGAGGGGTCCAAAATGACCAGGTCGATCCGTTCGTCCTCTGAGCGCTCCACGATCAGGGCTGCCTGCTGCTCGTCTCGGATGCCGGCGATCGAGACCTCGCGGTACACGTAGATCGGACCACCGGGTTTTTCGCGAGCGAACCACAACGCCACGAACGGGTGGGCATAGCCGTAGTCGACGCTGATCCAGCGCGCCCAGTCAGCGGGCGGATCGAACGCTTCGACGATGTGTAGCCGCGGGTCAAATTCGGTGAAGAACATGCCCTCGGCGGCGACTCTGAGCCCCAGCAGCAGCCTGTCCCTGAGGTAGCCGGTGAGCGCCTCGAGCGGTGCTAGACGCTGGGGCGTAATCGTCGGGTTGTCGGCGTGCTTGGCGAACAGAAAGGTTGTCGTGCCAGCGGTTTCGCGGTCGTACAGCCACCAGCTCGGCTCGCGCGGGTTGAGGTCGGCGATGATCTGCTGGTAGGGCATCGTGCCGCCGCGGCCGGTCACGCGCGTGGTCAGGATTTCCCAATCCGATTGCTCGAGCTCGCTGACCTCCTGGACGTACGCCATGTCCAGCTCGGCCGACTTGAGCCGCTCGGGGTCGTCCAGACCGAACAGGTAGATCTTCGAGCCGTTCGGGAAGCGGTACTCCTCGCCCTGCCAGAGCTTGCACGCGCCTTCCGGCACCACCTGACGCTCGAACGTCTGCATCGCCGTCGCGGTCAGGCTCTTCCTGGTCTTCCTGACGAAGGCCGCGCGCGCACCCGGGTACTTGGTCATGGCCGTGAACACTTTCTCCAGGCACGCGCGCGACTTCCCGGTATCGGCCGGCCCCTCGAGCACGACCTCGTGATCGCGACACTTGAACAGCTCGAGGCAGGCACCGTGTGGTCGGTAGGGACGAGTCGCAGGATCGACGGTCGCGCCACGGGTGTGCGGCTCGACCAGCAGCGGCATCAGCCTAGACGGCTTCCCACATCTCAGAATCGACCGTCTTGACGATCGTCGTCTGGGTCACTGATAGCTTGTCGCCCCACTTCTCGGGCCTGAGCGCTTGCAGCAGCTTGACCAGGATCGCGTCACTGGGCCGCCACTCCTGGACCTCTTCGATCAAACGGCCGTTGCGAATCACCCGCCGGGTCAGCTTCGAGCCCTTGACCGCTCGATCACGCGCTTCGGCCTCGAGGCGATCTACCGCCTCGATCTCGGCCTGCTGGTAGAGCAGCGCGAACGTGGTGTCGTGCTCCTGCCATGTGCGCACGGTTGAGCGCGTCGTGCCGGCCGCCTGAGTGGCCAGAGTCATGTTGCCGGTTAGTCGAAACGCCTCGAGGAACTCCTCGCGAGCATGCTCAGGTGAGCGGTTTCCGCCCTTCCGACGAACTGGCGGTTTGGCCGCAGGCTCGAGCTTCGGCAAGGCCACAAGCGTCGGAATGTGGGCGTGGCGATCGCGGTGACGGATGAGCGCGTCACGGGTCACCCCAAACTCGCGCGCCAGGGCCACCATCTCAGGTCGCTCGCGTAGCCGCTCGTCGATCAGCTGGATCTCGGAATGTGCGCACACAGTGCACCGCTGACCCGCCATCGTGGTCGAGTGTAACGCTTGGAAACACATGAGGGAACTGCGCTCCGCTTCATGACCCTGACGCCCGTCGTTGCCGGCCCGGGACAGGCACCGTTTCGGGTCGTAATTCAGGCCATAATTTGGGTCGTAATTCGGGTCCCGGCCATCATGTGCGCTTTCTGGCCAGCCGAAACGCGTGCCTGTCCCGGGCCGGCAACGACGGGCGTCAGGGTCATGATCCCCGCATGTGGTACCCGTACGGGGGAGTCTGGGCGCCGGCGCGTGGCACGGCGGCCGGCCGCGTCCTGGTGAGGCTTGGGCATATGCCTGTCCCGGCCCAGCGCAACGGGCAGCTGCTGAGCTCCTGGCCGAGCTGGCCGAGCGGCTGGGCCCGAGCTGTCCGGCCGCGAGCTCGCGGGATACCAGGACTCCGCGGACAGCAACCCCCCATAACTTTTTTGTGACGCCTATTGATTGGATTCGGTCAAGCTAACGCTTCGGAACAGTGGCGTCATGCTGTATTATCTACTCAACGAAAGCGCCTCACCGAACCGGTAGCAACGGAACGGTGAGGCTAACCACAAGATTGGAGTAAGCAACCTAATGGCTCAGAACATCGTACCAATCGACATCGCACCGGCCGTGCGAGCTCACTACGTCAGGCGCGCCTATCGTTACTCGGCGCTACTCACACCCGACGGTTACTCGCCGAAGACTGACAAAGGCCACGCGCGCAACGTCGCGACAGCCATCCTCTACCTGGCCCCGGCCGATGCGTCCGGTGTGGCCAATACATGCGTCGACGCGTCTGTAGGCTGCCGAAGCGCCTGTCTGTACAAGGCCGGCCGCGGAGGCTTCGATCCGGCTGTGCCGGCCGCGCGCATCGAACGTACCAAGCATCTCAAGGAAGATCGCTTCGGATTCAATCAACGGCTAATCAAGGAAACCGTATCGCATCGTGCACGCGCCGGCCGCAAGGCTATGCAATGTGCCCAGCGCCTCAACGGGACCTCGGACCTCCCATGGGATACGTTCGCAGTCGACGGGAATGGCAACACGATGATGGCGCTATTCCCCGATGTCCAGTTCTACGATTACACCAAGTCACTCCGGCGCGCTCTCAAGCATGCCCGTGGAGAGATGCCGGCCAACTATCACGTGACATTCTCGCGCTCAGAGACTAACGAAGCGCAGTGTCGCGAGGTGCTCGCGGCCGGCGGGAGTGTCGCAGTCGTATTCAAAATCTGTGATTGCAAGCGCCCATGCAAACACGAGATTCCGGAGGGTGTCTACACGTACATGGGCCGCCCGGTAATCAATGGCGATCGCGACGACTTGCGATTTATGGATCCGCAGAACGTCGTCGTCGGCCTCAAGGCTAAGGGCCCAGCGAAAAAAGATACCTCCGGCTTCGTTGTCGACTTGCGCACAGCTGCGCAAGTCGCGACCGCAGCCTAACTAACCCCCGATAGGAGTAAGCATTGTGAACACCCGTAAACCACGCGTCGATCCGTTAGTACCCACGCGTGACGTCGACCGAATCCTCGGTTGGACGCACATTCGCACACCGGACGACGGCATCGTGAGCATGCTCACGAAGCGCATGGCCAATGTCACGGATCCACGTTGGACGCCGGCCATCAGACGCCAGACCATCCGCTATGCGCTGTGGCGCCATCATCGCAACCTCGCCGAAGCTGTCACCGTCGGCCTGCGCTAACTGACAGCCTGTCCAGAACTAACCCACGATAGGAGTAAGCAATCGTGAACGATTACGAGCGTCGCGCCTTCGAGCGCGAGATGCGTCGACAGATTCTCGCCGTCGACGATCCGAAAACTCAGGACATCCTCTTTAGCCTGTTGGGCTATGTGCACGAGCTGGCCGAGCAACTCGAGGAGAGTCGGCAGCCATGATCGATTTTGAAGCGCGCTACCGGCGCCTCCGTGCTGCGGTACTAGCCTACGATCGCGCACTACGCGCCTACGGATTGCTGGGCACGGCGTGGGTAGAACACTCCGAAACACTCGAGCGCCTCTACGCCGAGGTCCTCGAGGCCGCGGAGATCACCTCCGATGCGTGACAGCCTGTCCAGCGCAGAGACTAACCCCGCGCCGCGCTATGTTGCCCAGCGCGGCCACGTTGGATGGATGGTGGTATCGACCGGCAATGGCGAGGTGGTCGAACAGTACGGCCGCGGAGCTGTCGGCGCTGCGAACGCCCAGGCGTCAGCTGATGCATTGAACCGCGAGCACATCGATCTGATCCCGGCCAGGTTCAAAAAGCGTGACAGCCTGTCCAGAACTAACCCCGCGCTCACACCGGCTGCGCTGAAGATCTGGCGGCGCAAACGTCACATCACGCAAGGGGAGCTCGCGACACTGCTCGGCGTGCACATCAGCACGGTGCACCGCTGGGAAGGCGGCGACGTCCCGATCCCGGTCTGGCTGCGCCTCGCGCTCGAAGGCCTCGACCAACGCAAGGAACTAACCCAGCCATGACCAGAACTAAATCAACGGAACACGAGCACTACCGCGACACACACCGCTTCGGCGTTGATCTCTGGACACGCTTCCCCCATGCCGACCTACCGGAAGGCTACGAGGTTGAACGCGTGACCACTCACCGCATCGTCTGTGTGCGCTGCGATCGCTACACCCTCGCGTGGGCCGTATGGGACGACATGCCACCCGCTGAACAATTCCTATGCCCGAATTGCGATTGACTGAGCGGCGCTGGTGTCGCATCCACGGCGCCGCCCAGCACCGCCACGTACAAAGCTGCCCGCTGTGCATGACCGCGCTCGAGCACAGCCGCTGCCCCAAATGCAAGGCCGACTTCGTCGTGCCCGGCTTCTACGGCGCCGCTTGGCGATGTGTCGAACGATGACACTCCTGAGCGACAGCCTGTCCAATCCAGAACCGCTATACCGCCACCTTGTCACAACGCTTAACCAGAAGCTGCGTAGCGACAGTGATGGTCGAACCGGATTCTGCATCCTCGCAACAGCAACACTGCTCGAGGTCCTCAATCAACTAGAACTCCCCGCCCAGCCGCTACGCGTTGAAGCTGTGGTCTACCCACCACCTGGTCGACCATCCGACCACTACCCGTGCGCGCTTGGCTCCGACGGGGACGGCACCCGCCGCCCAGCTGCTAAGCCCGACCACTGGCGTGGCCACCTTGCACTCGTCACATATGACAACTTTCTCCTCGACGCGACACTCGACCAGGTCAATGAGAGCAACCCGTGGTTGGAGGCCAGACCGTTTGTCGCTTCAATAGCGCCCGACTTTCCTGTCGCCTGGTTTGGACTGGAGCCGGGCAACGAAACATGGCACGCACTTGCGTCCTGGCAAACCCCATGGCCGAGCACGCGCGTCCGCTACCTCGCCTTCCCCGGCCGTGGCGGATTCAAGAGTGCCCCGGACTGGCGCCCTTCACATCGACGCGAGCTGGTCGAGTATGTCCTCTCAGAGCTCCATTGAGGCTGTGGTAGCGGGCCCACTCAGACAGTCATGCCGGTGCCCTAGGACGAGCTCGTCGTGCCAGGCGCACAGGAAGCGCTCGCACAACGGACACCACGTCTCAACGGCGCCCTGACAGCCGCGCTGCTCGCAGTGGTCGGCGATGACCGGCGGCTCAGCATAGTCAGCCTGAGTCGCCAAGTCATACATCCAGTACGGGCCGCCCATCAGCTCTCCTGGAACATCAACAAGTCACTGGATACCGCTGAACGTAGTGGGGCCAAGTAGTACTCCGACCCGTTGTGCCAGTCTTCCTGCCGAGCACGACGCTTGAACGTGTCGGCTGTCCAGCGGTTAGGGAATGGCCCGGCAGCCAACGCCCTGGGTTTGCCGGTTCGGGTTTTGAACGTTCGAATCACCACGTACGCGGCATCGACATCCCTCATCAGAACACATGTTCCCCCTCAGATTTGACCGGAATGCTGCCCATCAGGTGTCCTCCCTGGGCATCTCACAGCCCCAATGCAGCTGGAACGAAACCCGCGCCTCGGCCTCACTGAGCGGCAGCCCACACGCTCGACATAACGCCTCACCGGGTTTCTGACTTTCTATCTTGCTGTCTTGGCTACTAGTAGCCGCAGACAGCAAGACAGAAAGATCGATTGGTTTTTGAACCTCTCTTTCTGTCTTGCTGTCTTGGGTACTAGTAGTCGCAGACAGCAAGACAGAAAGATCGAATCGGCCGGCGACACAGAAACGGAACGGATTGCCCCGCCGCCCCTCGCCGACACGGTCCACGACGCCCTCGTCGACGAGCTGCTGAAGCGCCTGATACACCACCGTCCGATCCATTCCTGTCTGCTCACGGACAGCGCCCTGATCCAGCGCCTCACCCTCGCCGAGCTTCTCGAGCACCTCCATCACCTTGACCTTGGTTTCCGCCTGCTTCATCTCTGACACCGCCGTGCCCAGCGTGATGCAGCCAGTGCCCGGATCCATCGGGATAACTGTCTCGCCGAGGTCAGTGCCGTAGCGCTGGATCGTCTGCAGCACCCGCAGGTTGTCTTTCCGCCGGCGGAACAGCACCAAGGTGTCGACCGCCCCAAAGATCGCCGTGCTGCCCAGCACGTCATCGCCGCCTTCACGCAACTGCTTGCCCAGGTGATGGGTGACCGCGATGTGACAGCCCGTACGCCGCGCGAGCTCGATCACCGGCTCCAGCTCACGGGTCAGCTCGGCGTAATCACTCGAGTCACGGACACGTACCAGCTTGAGCACAGGATCGGCGATGACGAGCACCGGCTGCAACAGCGCGATCGCGTTGGCCAGCGCGGCCATGCCTTCCTTGCTCGTGCCCGGCGCGGCGCCCACGTGGACGTGGATCAGCTCGTTCGTGCCGCCCATGTTGCGGAAGTGGTTGGCCACCTCGGCACGCTTCTCCTCGAGCGCCAGGACGACCACTGCGCCACGATGGCAGGCTCGCTCGAGGAATGGCTCACCGCGAGCGACGCACATCGCCAGGTTGCGCACCGCCACGCTCTTGCCGACCTTCGGCTTGGCGCCCCACAGCGAGACGCCGCCGCTCGGCAGCATGCCCTCGACGAGATACGCCACAATCTCGGGCGGCTCGGCGAGCAGATCCTCCATCGCCGTGAACATAAAACCATGCGTTTCCTGCCCGCTCTTCGTCGCGCCCTTACCCGCGGTGGTGACCACGAACATGAGCGACAGAAACTCGGCCAGTTCTGGCCAGCGCTTGTCGATCGTCGGCAGACCCTCGACCGGCTGCTTGTTCGCGATCTTCAGCGCTGACCCTTCAGCCAACCGATCGATCTCGTCTTCCCAGTGCCGCTGGCGATCATTGAGAAAGCCCTGGTCGTGCGACTGGCGCGCGGCTTCCTTGAGCACCTCGGCCACCGATGCTGCATCCATGTGCCGCGCCAGGAAGCCAGACAATGGCAGCAGGTAGTCCGAATGGCGGCTGATGCCCGGATCGGTCGGCCAGTTGTTCGCGATGACCGCGGCCACGGCGACCGTGACTACCTCGTTGCGCCGATCGTCGGACCATATCTGCGGCTCGGACTGGTCGACGACTGGCCGGCTGCCGATGCCCTGCGCGCGGGTCCACACCTCGACCAGGTAATCGTTGGCGGCCCACTCTTCGGTCGGTGCCGTGGTCAGCCGTGGCCGCGGCGCCTCAGCCAGCGCCAGGATCTCGGCCATGCTCAGCCCACGCACCTCGACAAGGCTGAGCTGGACCTTGTAGCGCTGCCCCTTCGCGTTCAGCGTGTTGGGCAACCGCCAGAGTCGCAGCTTGTCGTACACGGCCGAGTCGAACGGGATCCCGTTCATCAGCTCGAGCGCCGCGGCACGCTCCCACACATGCAGCTGATCGGATGGTTCGAAGCCACCGAACAATGTGTGTGGAATCTCCACGTGAAAGCCCTTGGCACCGGAGAAATAGATGCGCAGGGCATCAAGCGGCACATCCTCGCGCGCCAGCCGGTCCAGGAACTGGCGCATCCAGTCGAGCGCATGCGCCGGGTCATGACGATCGTCGAAATCGAACGGCAGGCTGGGGTCCCAGACTGCACCATCGAAGCCCTCGATCGTGGGCTGCCCGCTGGCATTGGTGTGCGTCCTCGTCCAGTCCAGCAGCGCCGAGGTCGCACGACGATGACTGATGTACCGCTCGGCGCCGCCTTCCTTAAGATCGAGGTCGGTCAGCCGCCGTACATGGTTGCGTCGATTGAGCGCACCGAGCGCGGTGTCGACGTACACGAACTCCGCGAGTTCAGGCATCGTCCATCAGCCGACGCATCTGCTCAGCGCGCTCTTCCTTCGTGACCCGCGGCGCCGCCACCGGTGCACCCGTTCGCCCACGCACGGCGTAGATGCCGGACTTGCTGGGCTCGATCTCCACATCGCCTAACGGGAAGATCGACACCGCCTCGACGAGCAGCGTCACCCTCGGCTTGCCCTTATCGAGCCAGTGCTTGACGTCGAGGAACCCATCGACGCCCAGGTGCTTGTTCGGTTTAGCCCAGCGGTACAGTTCCGCGCGCCGCTGGCCGCTGAAGCGCACCACCAGTCCGGGGTGCGCCTTGCTCGAGTCGATGACGTAGCCGCGCAACTGCAGGATCTCGTTGCCGTGCTGATCGAAGCGCTGATCCGGCTCCACGGCAACGAGCATGCGCAGCTGAACGCGGATGCCTTCTTGGCCTTCGTCAGAGGCGTTAGACATCCAGAGCCTGCTTCACTTCAAAAAGGCAAACTGCCGTCATCGTCATCAGGCGGCTGCACCTCCGTTGTCGGCGTAGCCACCCCTGCCTCCGCTGCCGGTGACGCGCTGCGCACCACGCGCAGCACGTAGTTGTGGTAGCCCATGCTGTCCTTGTTGCGCGGCTCGACGAAGCCGACATACTTGAGTCCGAGCGTGTCGCCTGGCTTTGGCGCCAGCGTGTCGAAGCGCTTCTTGAGCACGGTCCGCCCGAGCAGCACGCCCCACACCGTGCCGTCGTCGGCGTCCTCGATCACCGCCAGCGTGCCCTCGCCCAGCTTGGTCACGATCGTCTCGTAGCGCAGCAGCGTGCCCACCAGCGTGGTACCCGGTTCATCGTTAGGGTTCCAGCGCTCGGGCATCGAGCCATCGTCATCCGCCAGTTTGGTGCGCAGTTCGTCCATCGTTGACATCGTTCACCGTTCACTTGCCCCGCAGAACCCGGCGGCGCGCGGGCTAGTCGTCCTTCAGCGCTCAGTAGTAGCCGGCCATGCGCCAGTACGCGCCGTACTCCTCGTTCAGCGCCAGACACAAGCGCAAATGTGTCGCGCATAACCCGCCGTCGACTTGCCTGTTCCGGCAACGCGATGCTTTGCACGCTGAGCGCACCGCGTAGTGGGCTCGGCAGATCTGGCAACGGCGCTGGCCATCGGGTCCGATATAGCTCGTTGCCTCGGTGTAGCGATGGCCATGCGGACACTTCACACGCACGTCGACACGGCCGTTGCGCTGGCGCCACTTGACGCACAACCGGCATTCACGTTTCCCACCCGGGAACGGACGCACATTGTCGCCAGCGAGCAAATGGCCACGCTGACAGTGCGTGCGGGCATCGAACGACCACTGCGTAGTCATAGCCCCACCTCTGGGTGAGCGATGAGATTGAGTAATCGTTCGCGGTCCCGCGGTCGGGCATGCACCCACATCTGGCCGCAGGCCAGCAGCATCTGGCCTACGCTGGTCTGCTCAGGTTCGAGCTGACCCCGTTCTCGTTTGAGCTCAATCCACAGGATGTGCGGCGGCTTGATCGCCAGGATGTCCGGAAAACCCTTCTTGATACCGCGGTAGATCTTGTTCTTGCAGCGCGGGCAGACGACCACGTTGGACGGGATGTGGAGCCACCACCAGCGGTAGACGGTCAAGGCCGCCTCAACCTGTTTCTGCCACTCTGCCTCTTTCAGCTCGCCGTCCATCAGACGACGGAACTGCTGGCCCGTCAGGGGTGGTTGCACCGCCGAGCTAACCACGCACCAGCCGTACGGCAAACCACACGACCAGCCAGACCAGACCGAGCGCACCCCCCGCGACCAGCGCGAGTGCAACCAGCAGCAGCAGCACGTCGTGCGGCTCGAGGTCAGCAGCCCGAAACTCGTTCAGCACCCACCGACGGTCCACTGTGCACGCCGGCCGCGCATCAGGTCGTGTGCAGCGACCAGGCGCGCCTGCCACGGCACCCACCGACTCCATTCAGGGTGGCCCATCTCCGCGGCGCTGCGCGCAAACGTGCCCGGCATGTACTGCATGACCCCGCCTGCCCCGCTTCCGCTGCGGTTGGGCACGTTTGCGCCACCGCTCTCCTTTGACTCGATGCACGCCACCCGTGCGCTGACAGCTGTCGGCGGCACGTAGGCACGGGCGAGTTCCCCAGTCGCGTACAGGTACTCGCGTGGGTCATACTCGCCCACCGTCAACAGGGCGCCCAGCAGATCCTGTTCGTCGACACGTGCGTCGGAGGCTGCCTCGCGGACAGCCTGGGGATCAGGCGCCGGGCTGAGCGCGGTGATCGCGTACAGCGCCGCGGCGAGCACCGCCATCAGGGCTCGCTCTCGAGTTCGGCTGCGGGCAACGGCATGTGCGCGTAGAAGGCCTTGCGCGCCGCCACCTCGGTCGCCGTGCCGCGCCAGCCGGTTGCCCACCAGCCCTGCTGGCCAGCTTGACGCTGGTGGTCGTCGATCGACACGAACACGCGGCCACGTGGGTGGGAGATCCACTCTTCGAAGCGCTTCTCGGTCATCGGTTCTCCTTCAGTCATCGGACGGACCACTCGGGATGCTTGACCAGCAGGCGTGCCCAGATGCGCTGGGCACGGGCGTCCACGTCGTCGTCGTCGAGCGGACCAGTGGGCCGGTTGCAGTCGACGCAGTAGACGCTCTGGTGACAGTGGCAAGAGCACACGGGCTCGTGTTCCGCGCGAGGCACAGCTTCGCCAGGAGCAGGTGTGGTCATCGGTCTACGCCGCGGCCGGCTGATCGTCAGGACAGAAGCGTGGCCGTTGTGGCAGCGGCAGCCCGTTGGCGGCCTTGATCTGCCAGACCAACAACCACTTCACTGGTACGCCCTCGCGCTTCGCGTGCTCGACGAGCACAGCGTTGTCGCTGTTGGGCACCTGGAGGGTGTAGCTGGGCATGCCCGCAAGTCTGCGAACCCCCACCCCGGTCAGGACAGGTCAATTCGTCAACTTGACGACGACTGTGACACTTGCAGGATGCGCGGCCGTACGCCAAGCGCTTTGGCCAGCCGGCGTACGCTCACCGGACGGATCTGCCGCCCACCCTCAGCCTTCATGACCGTGGCGCGCGAGACGCCCGCTCGTCTGGCCAGCTCCACCTGCGAGTACGCCTGCTCAAGCCTCAGGCGCCGCAGTTGGGGGACCAGCATCGTGTGACCAGAGATACTCACAAGTGCAACCCTCCCGGGACTAGTCTCGCTCATGCCTCCCTTGTGTCACTTTTCGGCACCCGCGCGCGAACGCCGGCATGCCCATCATGCACGATCGTTCATGATCCGTTAAACCATTGTTAAGGGGGCCGTCAGCAATCGAGTTGCTGACGAATTGACGTAGCGCCGGGCACCCAAACGCGGCACAATCTACCGACCCGAACAGTTGTTCGGGAACCGCTTTTGAGGACGGGGCGCCCTCCTGGCGGGGAGCGCGCAGCCGCCACTGATTCAGTTCGTCCTAACCGGGGGTAAGGGGATGCGATACCAACACGTCGAGTTGCGAGGACATGCACATGGTTATGTACTCGTCTCAGGCGAGATCGAGGCCCAGGACGCCGTGGTTCGCTCATTTCGACGACGCTCCATGACTCCGGCGCGAACGCACACCCACCCCGCCCGCCGCCCGCTGCACTTGACCTGTTCGATTTCCGCCGACGGTCACATCGGCAGCGCCAACAACATGATGGCGGTGGTGCTCGGCTACTCGCGCGAGGAGCTGGAAAGCGCGCCTGTGGGCGCCCTGCTGCGCCCAGGTGAAAACGTGCACGAACAGGAGGCCGCGATCTTCGAGCAGTTCGAGGCCGTGCGCTCGGGCAGCAGTGCCTCTGAGCATTTCACGAGCTGGATGCGAGCCAAGAGCGGCACACGCGTAGAGGTCGCCGCGACCGTCACCTGGAGCGCGCACTTCAACCGCTGGGACATCGTCGCCGAGGTCGACGCCAACACATCGCTGCCGAAACAGCCGCAGTTCCCCACGCCGCTCGATCGCATCCCGATGCTCGAGTGGATGGTCGCCCGTCAGCAGCAGCGCCTGCGTGAGCTCGCCGAGCAGCAGCTGGCCGACAAGCACGCGACCCTCGAGCAACTGCAGAAGGCCGCCCAGGAAATCATCAAGCAACTGCTGATCGAGTTCCAGCGCAGCCAGGGCCAGGTCGTCCCGCTCAAGAACAACAACAACGACCAGCGCCACGGCGGTGCGCATCGCCGCTATGCCGACCCGGAAGACGTGGTCCGCCAAGCGTCGAGCATCATGGCCGCGGAACCCGACTTCTACGGCATCACCGTGCAGGACGTGTGTACCGCGCTGCGGCCGAAGCTTAGCCGCAATCAGCTCAAGACGTACTTCATCCGCGCTGGCCGCATGAAGGAAGGCGACTCACTCAAAGGCGTCCTGCGCCAGCTCGGTCGCGATGCGCTTGATCACTTGCCGGCCCTGGCATTGGCCGCCGTCACAGTTGGCGTCAACTTGACGAATTGACGTCGACCACGGTCAGCCTCGGGGGGCAGGCTGACCGATATGGTCAGTCCTGCAGACTCATTGCTCGATGAGCTGGCCGACCTGGTCGCCGCTCGGCTTGAGCGGCGCCGACCGGCAGATGAGGCCACTGAGCATCACAAGCCCGATACAGTCGCGGCCAAGTGGACCGATCGCCTCGGTTCCATCTTGGAGGAGTACTACCAGTCCCAACTATCGTTGCCTGATGGAAACGTGGTGGGAGATCGCTCAGAGTGCTGATTACCAGGCCTGGGCGAGACGACAACCACACGGCACGGCCGCGCGGCTGATGCACATCCTCGACGAGTTCGAATCAAGCCGGTCGGCGCCAGCGGATAGTCGGTTCACCGTCAACATCGAGCGTGATCGTCTCGACCAGCTCGGGCAGGATCTTGGTCCACAGGTTGTCAGGAAACCGCGCGGGATCCATCGCACTGACACGTCGAAGCGCGTGCTGTAGGTCCTGTGCGGCCTGATCGGCATGCTTGACGACGAGTTGCTGGGCCAGGATGTGGTGCTTGCGCTGCTGCTGCGACTGCCGATCGTTCTCGATGACCGCTTTCTGCCGACGGTACAGGTCGCGGTCGATGTCGTCCCGCGCGTAGTCCTCGTACAGCCGGTCTTCGCGGCGCTGAAGTTCTACGAGCGCGACCTCGATTTCCTCGAGGGCTTGTGCCTCTTCGGCAACCGACTTGATTTCGATCGCTTGCTCCGCCAGGACCTCGCGACGTTGGTCTTCGATCAGTGCTGCGGGGTCGCGCAATGCAACAACCAGCTTGTCGCGGACCCTTGGCCATACCGCACCGTTTCGAGCAGGCCGACCACCACCTTGCGTACGCGGCGGCGATGGCTCGACTGGCATGGACGGCAAACCACAGGTTGTGCCATGGACCATCGTGCGTCCTTTGGCCATACGCGCGGCACAATCGATATACAGATAGTCGCGTTCACCGTTCTTGCTGCGTCGGTGTGTCCAACGCACACGCCAACCGCATACGCACAACAATGGAATATGACGCAGGGGATGTTCGATCGACCACGGACGTCCGCCATGCTTGCCATTGCGCTGAGCGACCAACTGGTCGAGCTCCCCACCAGTCGGATACTGGTCACGCTCACAGCCGCCGCGCAGTTCGCACTCCGTGCGCTCCAGTTCATTTTTGTGGATCAGCGGCGGCACGCGAAACGGGACCTGTTCAGGATTGTCGACCCGCTTACGAATGATGTCGATACCATCGACGTGCTCAATTTCGTCCATCCCGCGGGCATACGGCAGATCGCCCCACAGCGCGGGATTCCGCAGCAGCGCGCGGAATCGCTGACTGCTCCACACACGTGTAGCGTTCTTCTGCAGCGCAGGCGGCGCGGTTTCAGTCAGCCAGTCGCAGACGACACGACACGATCCCGTTGGTTCCGCGTACATCTTGATAGCCTCGAGGAAAACCGCCGCACGTTCCTCGTCGATGACAGGCAGCTTCGTTTCAGGATTGCGGCGCAGCCAGTACGGCTTCATGCCGGCCATCCACTCGCCATTGCCAGCCCGAACGCGTCGTTCTTCCATCGATCGACGGCGAGTGTTTTCGAGCTCATCGAGTCCCTGCTGGGCTGCATAGCCGATCTTCTCGATGTCGTACTTTCCAGCCGTAGCATCGAACGTGTACTTAGGCAACGCAGCGTGCAAGCGCACAATGGGGTACGCGCCCCATATCCCGCGGTGCAGTCGCGTCCCGTCCCAGAAGATCACGCCAGCATGTCGTTTGGCCAGGGCGTCTTGGCACAGCTGCCGCAGGGCAAGACGGTCGGGGTCTTTACCGGTTCGCCAATCGATGTAGATGGCCACGACGGTCTTGCCGAGTCGCTTGGCGTACGTCTCACCTCGTTCAATCTGATGCTCGATCGACACCGACGTGGGGTCGTCATCCGAGAGGCGGCAGTACAGAGCGAGTTGGTCGACGAGGGGGATGGACGGGTCAAACACGACCGACCGAACATCATGGCGATGCGGCATGCGCTTGCGGGGCATAGCGGGCATTATAGGGATAACTCGTATCGGTACTGGAAGCGGAACGAGTTATCACCAATGATTGAGACTAAACTGAGAGGTCGGCGGCAGACGAAGGCACTGCCGCCGACCCATATTGCACAACGACTGCTGGAGGGTCGTCATGCACGCGACAGAATACAAACCGTGGGCCGAGTTGCTGACTTGCCTCGAGCAGTACCGCACGCGCGCCTGGCCATTGCCCGAGACAACGCACCACTGCATGCGCTGGGGGCCACACGACGAGCACAAGTGCCCGTGCGGCATCAGTTGGCGCTCACCAGACGTATGACCGACATCACCAACGAGCCGCAAGACGATGAAGTCCGCGATGAAATTGATCTTCTGTTCAACGCGTGGCGAGACCACTTTCCGGAACACCATGTGGATGGATTCCACTGGTTAGAAAAGTGGTTTATCGGTGACGAGTATGTGGCACTGGCTCGCGACGAACTGGACGATCTAGCACGTGCAGCTTATCGGGCCGGCTGGGAAGCGGCCACGAGAACCAGTCCAAACTAATGGTGCTTA